ACTAATTTCTTTGGGGGTACAACACCTGAAAAATTTATTAATACACAAATACCGAAGTATGAAGCTTCGTATATCGCAAAAGCTTATTTACAACAATCTAATCAGTTGTTTGTAACTAGAATTTTGGGATTGTCAGGATATGACGCAGGACCATCTTGGTCATTTAGAACAATCGCAAACGTAGATAAAACTACTGTACAATTTGATTGTTCAGGTAGTACATATGATTTTGGATTATGTGAAGATGTTTGTACGGGTTATACAGAATATTCTTATACAATACCTTTTACGGGATGTAATAATGATATAAATACTGTAGTATTTGGTACAGTATCAGGAGATAACTCAATCATCACAGATAAATTTAATCAAAGTTATCAAGAATTTAATGGTTCTACATCAACAATAGTTTCAAACTTCCAACAACAAATTTTTGATATTATTGTTTCTTCAACAACTCTTTCAACATCAGCAACCTCAGCGTATTATTACGGTACTATTTTAGGTGATGATTATGATGCGTTATCGTTAATATATACTAAAGAAACAAACGTATTCGATGTAAGTAATGTTGATGCACATTTAGCAGATTACACAGCACCGGAAAATGACCCTTGGTATTATGCGTTATTTGATAATGATAATGGTAATTACACAGGTAGTTCATATTATTCTATTATTCAAAATTTAGGACAAAGTACAACATCATCAAATTGTAAATCTTTCACATCTTTTAATGTTAGTGGTGTGACAGGTAGTATAAACTATACTAATAACACAATTAGTGTTACATTACCATATTCAACTTTTTCAGCCGCGAGTTTAACAAATGTTGTTGCAGGATTTGAGGCTTGTTGTACAGGAGTAACGATTAGTACTGTTCCACAAGTTAGTGGAGTTACTTCAAATAATTTCACAACACCGGTTAGTTACCTTTTAACACCAAATGATGGTTCAACACCTGCAACTTGGGTAGTAACTGTGACTATACAAAATCCTTGTAATCCATTAACATCAGGTAATACAGGTTCTCAAAACATAGGTACAATCATAACTTGTTATACAGGTAGTGTTACGGGTAAAATATATGTTTATACAGGAATTTCATATACTGATTATGATGATTTAGTTATTGCAACACTTCGTTCAAGAGGTATTGCGACTTATGGAACAGGTAGTGATGGACCGGCATATGAAGTAACTGGTTTAACTGATGTAGTTATGAATTGTACCGGTAATTACTCAACAATATCTAAAAATCCATATTCAACATTTGGACTTAATGTGACTGATTATGATGGTAATACATTCTTCTTTGAAACATCATTTAGTGAATCAGATTCAAAATATCTTCCAAAGGTATTTGGTTCTTCAAACTTTGCAAAACCAAGAACCACTGTTCCATTATTTGTTGAAGAGAGATTCCAAACATTATTAAACTACGGTTATAATAAAGGTTATATTAGAGGTATAAATTGTGATTTATTATCTTTACCAAGAGCAAAAGGAAATGACTTATCCTCAATTGCGTTTTATTTAGAAAGATACCAAACACCTGTTTCACCTTGGGTTGTTTCAGAATTAAGAGGTAGTAAAGTTTATAACTTATTCAGATTCGCAACAATTGCCGATGGTAACGCAGCTAACACTGAAATTAAAATTTCAATTGCTAATATGTCATTCGGTAATTTAACGTTTGATATTTTGGTTAGAGATTTCTTTGATACCGATAATAATCCTGTAGTTATTGAGAAATTTACTAACTGTAGTATGGACCCTAACGATAATTCGTTTGTGGCTAAAAAGATTGGAACAACTGATGGAGAATATGAGTTAAATTCTAAATACATAATGGTTGAAATGAATGAAGACGCACCCGTTGATTCATTACCTTGTGGTTTCCAAGGATTTAATTTTAGAAATTACGCAACTTCTAGACCACCATTCCCAATTTTTAAAACTAAATATGATTTCCCTGGTGAAGTTGTATTTGACCCCCCATTTGGATTAAGTTCAGGTTCTAACTTGGCAATCCAAAGTCCGGGAGATAATGTTCGTAGAACTTACTTAGGGATTTCGACAGGATATGGTGTAGGATATGACCCTGATTTCTTCCAATATAAAGGAAAACAAAATCCTTTAAATATTTGTAATACTACTGAAGGTGCTGATTGGACATATAAAACAAGAGGTTTCCATATGGATGTAAACGCATCATCGATTGTTTATCCGGGAACATCAAATCCTGAATTCTATGTTGGTGACGCTCCATTTATATCAGACCCGTCTGATGAAACAAGTCCTTACTACAGAATATACTCACGTAAATTCACATTATTAGTACAAGGTGGTTTTGATGGTTGGGATATCTATAGAGAATCAAGAACTAATACCGATACATTTAAATTAGGTCAAAGAGGTTACTTAAATGGTGCTTGTCCGGATTTAAGATATCCAACAGCTACAGGTTTTGGAGCGTTTAAACAAATTACTGTTGGTAACAATAGTGTTGATTACGCGAACTCTGATTACTACGCATATTTATTAGGTCAACAAACATTCTCAAATCCTGAATCGGTTAATATTAACTTATTTGTTACTCCAGGGATTGATTATACTAATAACTCTGATTTAGTTGAAGATGCAATTGAAATGATTGAGTTCAACAGAGCTGACTCATTATATATTTGTACAACAGCTGATAGTGATTTATTTATTCCAAGTCCTGACCCAAGTGCGTTAATTTATCCACAAGAGGCAGTAAATGAACTAGAGAATAGAGGTATTGATTCTAACTACACCGCAACTTACTACCCTTGGGTATTAACTAGAGATAGTGTAAATAACACTCAAATCTATTTACCACCAACGGCTGAGGTTGTAAGAAACTTGGCATTAACTGATAACATTGCGTTCCCTTGGTTCGCAGCGGCAGGTTACACAAGAGGTATCGTAAATGCTATCAAAGCGAGAAAGAAACTTACTCAAGAAGATAGAGACACCCTTTACCAAGGACGTATCAACCCAATTGCCACTTTCTCTGATGTTGGTACCGTAATTTGGGGTAATAAAACTCTACAAATTGCTCAATCAGCACTTGATAGAATAAATGTTAGAAGATTATTACTTCAAGCTCGTAAATTGATTTCGGCAGTATCTGTAAGATTATTGTTTGAACAAAACGACCAAAAAGTAAGACAAGATTTCTTAGATGCGGTTAATCCTATCTTAGATGCTATCAGAAGAGACAGAGGTTTATATGACTTCCGTGTAACAGTTTCGTCAGACACCGCTGATTTAGACAGAAATCAAATGACAGGTAAGATTTATATCAAACCAACCAAATCGTTAGAATTTATAGACATTACATTCTATATTACTCCAACAGGAGCTTCTTTCGAGAATATATAATAAAAAAATTATGACCCATTGTAATAGTGGGTCATAATAAGCCTTAATATAAAATTATGTTAAAAAATAAAATAGTTGAAGGAATTGATGAGTTTGGTGCTCCGGATGAAAAATATTATGCGTTTGATTGGGACGATAATATTGTATCAATGCCAACTAAAATATTGTTAAAAGACGAAGAAGGGGATACTGTAGGAATGTCAACTGAAGATTTTGCAACTTACAGAGAAGAGATTGGTAAAGAACCATTTGAATTTGATGGACATACAATTGTTGGATTTGCTGAAGATGCTTATAAATGGTTTGGTGTTAAAGGTGATAAACAATTTATTGTCGATGCTATGACGGCTAAACCGGCAGCAGCTTGGCCTGATTTTGTAGAGGCAATTAATAATGGTTCAATCTTAGCTATTGTAACTGCAAGAGGACACACACCATCAGTATTAAAAGAAGGTGTTTATAACTATATTGTTTCAAATACGAATGGTATAGATTCTAATGAATTGGTTAGAAATTTAGAAAAATATCGTGATTTAGCGGATGAAGAAAATGTATCTAAAAGAGAAATGATTCGTGAATATTTGGATTTATGTAAATTTTATCCAGTAACTTACGGACAAGGGTCGGCCGCTAAAGTAGAACCATTAAAAAAAATGGCAGTAAGAGAGTTTGTTAATTATGTTAGGGAAATGTCTGATTATATTCAGAAAAAAGCTTTCTTAAAAAATAAGATAAGTAATTATTTTGTACCAAAAGTAGGTTTTTCGGATGACGATTTAAAAAACGCGGAAACTATAAAAAAAGATTTTGAGAACGACCCAGATAATATAGTTACAGTATATTCAACAGCAGGAGGAATTAAAAAAGAATATTAAAATAATTATTATAAATAAAAACTATTAAATAATTAATTATAATAACTAGAATTTCTAGAATTATAAAAAATTTAAATCTAAAAGTCAAGAGAAAAAAATTAAATAGGTAATATTTATAATAAACAAGATAAAAAAATAAAAATTAAAAACAAATAGACAATGGCTGATTTATTAATGAAAATGCCCATACCGTATGAACCAAAAAGAAATAATCGTTTTATTATGCGATTTCCATCAACATTAGGTATTAATGAATGGTTTGTTGAAACGGCAAAAAGACCAAGTATAAAAATTAACGCAACTGAAATACCATTCTTAAATACTTCAACATATGTGGCTGGTCGTTTTAATTGGAATGAATTAGCGGTGACTTTCAGAGACCCAATTGGTCCCTCAGCTTCACAAGCTTTAATGGAATGGATACGTTTATGTGCTGAATCGGTTACCGGACGTATGGGATACGCAGCAGGTTATAAGAAAAACGTTGACCTTGAGATGTTAGACCCAACTGGTGTTGTTGTAGAAAAATGGATTTTAGAAGGAACATTTATTACAAGTTCTGACTTTGGTTCTTTAAGTTATAGTGATGATAAAATTGCAACAATCAATACATCTTTACGTATGGATAGATGTGTATTAGTTTATTAAAAAATATAAAATGTTAACGGCTAACGACATTTATAATTCACCTACATTATCTAATGAAACCTGGGTTTCAATTAACAAACCTAAAGTTTATCAAAGAATTAAAAGATTAACTATACATATGAATGAGGATACATTATTTATTGATAGACTTAAATTTGTTGAAAATTTAATAATTCAAAAAAAAATATGTCTTTTATCTTTATCTTAATTAAAACCCACATTAGTGGGTTTTTTTATTTATATAAAAAAAACATTTCTTATTATTTATTATAAAAAACAAATTATTATGGAACAAAACATTATAGATGCGGCAACACAAGGTTTTAACTTACCTCACGATGTTGTTCAATTACCAACAGGGGGTATATTTTATCAATCGAAAAAGAAATCAGTTAAAGTTGGTTATTTAACAGCTAATGATGAAAATTATTTAATTGGTTCAGGTATTAGTGGTGAAAATATTATTTTATCATTATTAAGAAATAAAATATATGAACACGATTTAAGACCTGAGGAATTATTAAATGGTGATGTTGAAGCAATTTTAATATTCCTAAGAAATACATCATTTGGACCGGAATATAAAGTAAATTTAATTGACCCTAAAACGGATAAACCTTTTGTTGGGACTATTTTGTTGGATGAATTAAATATTAAACAAACTAGTGTGAAACCTGATGAAAATGGTTTATTTACAACAACATTACCTAAATGTGGTAAAACGGTTAAATTAAAATTAACAACCTTCAACGATACTATTGAATTAGACAGAATGGTTAGTCAATATCCTGCCGGAAGACAAGCACCAAGGGTAACTTGGAAATTAAATCAACATATTGTTGAGTTTGATGGGGAAACTGATAAAGGTAAAATTGCTACTTATGTTGAGACATTACCAATTAGTGATTCAAAATACATAAGAAAATTTTTAAGAGATAATGAACCATCATTAGATTTAAGTAGACAAGTAATCGCCCCATCAGGAGAATTGGTATCTTTCGAGATAACCTTTGGGGTGGACTTTTTTCGCCCTTTCTTCTAATCATAGACAAGGTCTAATTGAGGAGTATTATTTTTTGGCTCGTTTTATTAGACTTTCATATTCAGATTTTTATATAATGCCGACTTATGTAAGAAAATATCTTGTAGACCGGATAATCGAAGATAATACACCAAAGACGTAATTTAAAACTACTCTTTGGTGTATTTATTTATAAACACATTTAATATGGGGGCACTTGACGACTTAAAAAAATTAACAGCAGCACAAGCAAAATTAATACTTGATATTGATAATTCAAGTTCTAAAATGTTGGGTCTATTCGGTATGACCGATAAAATGGCTCAGTCAATGAGAGCTGCTATGGCTTTATCATTAGACGCTATCCAAGATATGGGTGGTACCCTTGAAGATGTTGCAAGATTACAAGAGGGTGTTGCTGGTAGTTTGGGTAGAGCGGTCACATTAAGTGCTGATGGTGCTAAAGATTTATATGCCTCATATAAAGTTACCAATATAGAAGTTACTAAAATGGTTAGTAGTATGGCTGATGTGGGTATATCGGCTTATAATACTGCATCTGAAATGAAAAAAGTTGTTGATATTGCTCGTGAATCCGGAGTTAATGCTCAGGCAGTGTCTGCTAAAGTTATAGATAATATGAAATATCTTAATCAATTCAATTTTGAAGGTGGAGTTTCAGGATTGGCTAAAATGGCCGCACAAGCGAGTATGTTAAGAATTGATATGAAATCAACATTAGATTTTGCTGAAAAAGTTTATAATCCTGAGGGTGCTATTGAAACGGCTGCGGCGTTACAGAGATTAGGTGTTACTCAAGGTGACTTATTAGACCCATTAAAATTAATGGATTTATCACAAAATGACCCTGCTGAATTACAGAATCAAATTGCTCAAATGAGTAAACAATTTGTTCAATTAGGTAAAGATGGTCGTTTTGAAATTATGCCGGGAGCAAAACGTCAAATGCAAGAAATTGCTAAGGCGATGGGTATGCCATATACTGAATTAACTAAAATGGCGTTAGCAGGTGCTGATTTAGATAAGAAAATGAAGGAAATAAGTTTTCCTAGTGATTTTGCTAACGAGGAAGATAAAAAACTTATCGCCAATATGGCGGAGATGGGTAAGGATGGAAAATATCAAGTAACAATTGGTGATGAAACTAAAGATGTTGACAAACTTAATAAAGAAGATTTTGCAAAACTTAAAGAGGCGGCTGAAAAAGGACCACCTACAATGGAAGATTTGGCTAAACAACAATTGTCTGCCCAACAAACTATGGCGGGAGGTATTGCAAAACTTGTATCAACACCAGCAAAAACTTTGGCTAAATCATATACAGGTGATGAATTATTAACATTGGCGAAAGGTATTATGCCGGCTATTAATAATTCTTTAGACCCTAAATTAAAACCTAAGGAGTTAGGTAGAGAACTTGATAAAACTGTTGCAGGTGGTAACTCTATTAGTGATTTTTTAGGGGGAGCCACAGATGCTGTTTTATCTTCTGCCACTAATTTTTCTAAGGCTATAGATGAATTAACTCGAAAAATGCCATTAATAAGTAACGGTCTTCAACAAATACTTGATAAAATGAGTGGAGTTCCAGTTAGAACAGGTCGTGATGTTTTAAAAATGCCAAATGAAGATATTCAATTATTACCGGAAGACACATTTGCGGCATTTACCAAAGGTAGTGATGTTTTATCTAGACTTACAGGGGTAAATAACAATAATAATACTAATAATACACCATCATCAACTAATTCTACAGTAGATTTAACACATACATTAAATATTAATATAACTGCACCTAGTAATGTTAATACTGACCAAGTTATTGCGATGTTTAATGATACCGGTGTTTCACAAGCATTAGGTGTTGCGGTTAAAGAGGCGTTTAATAATGGGGGATTAACAACATCCAATCCTAATAAACAACAATTAATGAATTCTGGAAACTTACAATACTCTTAAAATAGATTATTTATCTATTTATAATTAAATAATAAAAATATGTCAAATAGTACATTATCGTTTGCATCCTCATCTTCGTTTAGAGATGTTTTATTAGCAAGAAACTTAACACCTTATACTGTTACGGGGGTTTATACACCACCGTTATCGAATATTAATAGTGAGATTACTTTAAGTAATTTTAATGTTATTGATTCACCCGACGAGTTAATTTCTGAAAATCCTTTTGCTGACCTATTATACCCTTTAAACGAATATGGACCAGATGGTGGTTTTGATGATGAAATAACATTTAATGGTCCCCCAGTTCCGGTCAATTCAAATCAGGGTGAATATAGTCCTAATGATACTGTATTAGATATTGTAAATGAATTCTTCATTGACGCGGCATATATTGATAATTACTATGGTCCGGTTGGTGGTTTTAATGATATGTATGGTGTTACAACTCAAATATTGGGACAACCTATACATCAACCATATTTACCACTTCCATTTGTTCCCTCATCATATTCACCATACTCAATTTTATTATCAACAAATCCTGAGGGTAGTGATGGTTCATTATCTCAGGATTCTTATTTGGCTAGATTGGGTGCTCAAACATTAAATGAGTTATTTCAAGATAGAATTGCTAGACAAATTTTTATAAATACTGTTGGTCAAGTAAATTTAGAATCATTATCAGACCCTTTTGAGGCGAGTTTAATTATATCGGGACAAGAACCATTAATATATAGAAATTGGAAAATTACTTCACCTGAAGACCCAATTACTGCTGCGGGTGATTTATTAACAAGATTAGGTGGTGCGTATTGGCCTGTTTCACCAATTCCTGGTGATTATTTTAGTGATAATACAAGAAACGGACAAACACAACAAACTTCAAATGCCTTAAATGTTGTTAATCAACTTACTGGTGGATTTTTAGGACCAATATTAAATATTAGTAGAAACCCATCTGAAATATTTTTAGCGAACACAGGAAACGGTCAAAGGTCGGTATTATTTAGAAATTTAGAATACAATAGATACCAACCAAGTTATAGAAAAGATTTTGGTGGATTATTGGGAATAGGTCAGGCGATTGTTAGTTTAATAAATCCTTCTAACGGGACTTTGGTTGGGGGTTATTATGTTGGTAGTAGAAATGCTGAACCTTCAACAATAACATCACCACCTAATCAAATTCCTGTTAATGCTTTTGGACAACAAGAACAATCACCGGTTTATGGTCCTTCTGAAATGGGTATTCTATTTGAGGGGAATCAAGACACTCTTAATTTTGGTTTAGCGGCTAAACCACTAAGTGATGGTGGAGGTATTGACGGTCAATTTGTTTGGACTTCACCAAAATATAAACCAAATGCTGGATTTAGTGCAACACCGGGTGGTGGTTCAGGTTCGGCTGACCCTGAATTTAATTTAATTAGTAGTAATTACACTCGTGATGAATCTACAAATATTACATTCAAAGAAACGTCAATTCTTGACCAAACTCAAAGATTGGTTAATTCGGCGGATAACGTACAAGGGGTTAATAGATTAAAACACGTTGGTAATGCTATTAACCAAGTCAGTAAAGTATTCCACGATGGATATAAAGAAATGACTAAAGGTTCTCAGGTTGTGTCTTATAAAGACCAAACAACCGGAGCTGAGGCTGGTATTGAATATTGTCGAGTATTCACCAAAGACACCCCTTATTATACTTATTCCGACTTACAAAAAACAGATGGTATAACCACATCCGGAAGAAGATTTAGTAGTTCAGTATTAGATAATACTTTTAATTTAAACATTTCTCCAACAAGAAATCCGGGGTCAACAAATATAGTTGCAAACGGACCTAATGGAATGGGGGGTTATGCTAAAAAATATATGTTCTCAATTGAGAATTTGGCTTGGAGAACATCAACAAAACAAGGTTATACTTATGATGATTTACCTGTTTGTGAAAAAGGACCAAACGGAGGTAGAGTTATGTGGTTCCCACCTTATGATTTAAAATTTAATGATTCAAGTACTGCAAATTGGTCTGAAACATCATTTTTAGGTAGACCTGAACCAATATATACGTATAAAGATACAAAAAGAACAGGTTCATTAACTTGGAAAATAATTGTTGACCATCCTTCGGTAATTAACACAATTGTTGATAAACAATTAAAAGGTGTTAATAAAGAAAGGATGAATTCTATATTGGATTCGTTTTTTGCGGGGTGTGTTAAATATGATATTTATGAATTGGCTAAAAAATTTAATACGGTTCCTACAAGAGATTTATATACGTATCAAGAGATTTTAACTAATCCTAAAGTTAGTACTGAGGATATTAAAGCGGTTAAGGATAGTATACCGACACAAAATAGTACCAATGCGAGTAGTGCTGCGGATAGTGTTCCACAAACAAATACCGAACCATCAGTTGCTAACTTAAAAAATTATGAAAATTTTGGATTTTATTTTGAAAATAATGTACCGGGACCTACTAATAGAACCGCAACAACACCTGATTCAACATATAATGCTAATTACGATAATTACATTTTTAATATGAATCAAGACCAATATGTTGCAATATCAAGTAAAACATTTGTGGCAAATAGTCCAAATCTTAATGTTAAACAATTCTTTGAAAATGTTGTAATTGATAATTTTGATTATATAAACAAAGGATTTATTGAAGACGCTTTTAAAATATTAAGTGAAAAAACAGGCACAATAAAAATAACTTTAACCGCTGGAGCATCTGCACCGGCAAATAAATCGTATAACAAAGCGTTATCACAAAGAAGAGGAAATTCTATTATTGAATATTTTAAAACAACTAAATTAGGTAAATTTATAACTGAAGATAATACTTTAACATTTACAAGTGTAAATGCAATAGGTGAAGATGGGGTTGTCAACCCAACCAATTCAATGGGATATGCTGGGGCTTCGGTTACTTGTACTGACAATATTGTTGATAAAAATGGTAAAGTTACTCACGATTCTCAGTGGTATTCTGTTGCCGCTATGGCTTGTAGAAGGGTTATAATGAGTAAAATTGATGTAACGGCATTACCTTTTGATAAACCAGTGGTTCCTGAAGAAAAAACTGAGGTAATTGTAAATACTCCGGCAGAAAAGAAACCGGAACCAAAGAAACCGGAACCAATTGTTACTATTGAAAAAAAATTAAAAGACGGTATTAGTAAACTAATATTAAGAAATTTATTCTCAGAATGTGATTATTTTGATGTTATTAAGGAAAATGTACCGATGTTATATGACTCTATTCAGGAAAAACTTAAATATTTTAACCCTGCGTTTCACTCTATGACACCGGAAGGTTTAAACGCTCGTTTAACGTTTTTAAATCAGTGTGTTAGACCTGGTGAAACTATACCTGTAATTGGTTCAGATGGAAAACCAAGACAAAATGATGCTCAAAATACGTCGTTCGGTGCTCCACCGGTTTTAGTTTTAAGAATTGGTGATTTTTATAATACCAAGATTATACCTAAAAACTTAGCTGTTACATATGAACCGTTACTTTTAGACTTAAATCCTGAAGGAATTGGTATACAACCTATGTTAGCGAATATTACATTATCATTTGATTTAATTGGTGGTATGGGTCTTAAACAACCTGTTGAACAATTACAAAATGCGTTATCGTTTAATTATTATGCTAATACTGAAATATATGATGAAAGGTCTACTTGGACTGATGATAGTTGGAAGGCTTTAGATAAACAATATTTCCAAGATATTTTAGATGCTCAACCTACGGTAACAAATGTTGATAATCAACAAACTAATGCTGCGGGTGACACTATTGGTCAGATACAAACTACAGTTAATTCAGAAAGTGGCCAAACCGGAGACATTACATATACGAAAATTATGGATAGTTTATTGGATGTAACCAAAGAATATTATACAAATATTATAAATCAGGCGGAAACTATGACTAAATCATATAATGATGGGATTTGGCAATTAACAACTAAAGAATTACTATATACTAATGGTAAATTTAATTTAAATGTCTTTAATACTCCACCATCTGAACAAGTTACCATTTTTGGAAAATCTGTTTTTGAAAATAAAATTGATGAGTTATTTACAAAAACAATTGAGGATATTGATAATGATACTAATTTTATAATAGTAGGTTTACTTGGTGATAATTTTAATGAAGCGACGATTAGGGATGTTAAATCAAATTTGAAAAAATATATAACTGATTATAAAGCTGATTTTAGTTTGGGGGTTAATTCTATTGTTAGTAATGTTGTTCAACAACAAGTTGATATGGTTCAAGTATTTAGAAAAATTAATTATGTGGCAACATTTTCTGATGGTGTAATAATTGATTCTAAACCTAAAGTATATAATATATCGGCAACAACTGAAATTAGTGAATTAAGTGTCCCTGAACCAATAGATACTTATGATGAACTTTGGAGAGATTATCAAACAGTGGGTGATAATATAAATAGATTTTATGAATTTTTAATAACAAATGAAATAATTTATGAAAATTATGATGAACCGGGTGATTTTAGTCCGACATCTTCTGTTTTTGAAATAGATGATTTATCGGGTAAAAGATTTTTTATGATAATGGCTCAAATTTTTAATGATAAAGATAAGTTTAATCAGTTTAATGATATTGTTATCACTAATACTATGGATAATTCCACATCAGGTTTAAAAAGAAAATATAATAAAATTGTTGATAATTTCAGAGATAAAGTTAAAGAAGAATTAGATGCGGAAGAAAAATCTTATAAAGCGGTTAAAAAAGATGAAGTGTATTTAGATTATCTTGCGGTTGAAAACCTTTATAAAAAAGGTAAAACACGTAAATTTACATATACAACAGTACCTAATTCATCAACAAATGAACAACAGACAGCGGATTTATTATTATTATATCAAGGTAATAATAATGGTGATAAAACAATTTGGACAGATAAAACCCAATTTAATTAAAAATGAATACTAAACAAAATTATAATAGATACAACGATTTTTTGTTTAATGGTGAGCAAACTATTGTTCCATATATTACTATTCCTAGTAAATCTACGGACAAAAGGTATATTTACAAAATTGGTCAATCAAGGTTGGATAAAATATCTCAACAATATTATGGTACACCAACATTTGGGTGGTTAATTATGGCATCAAATCCTAACTTTGGTGGTGAAGAATGGAATATACCGGATGCAAGTATTTTAACGATACCATTTCCGTTAGTAACATCTTTACAAGATTATAAATCAGAATTAGACAATCATTTCTTTTATTATGGTAGATAAATCTGAAAATATTTTAGTAGAATTTGACTACAACAACATAACAATTATTGACCCAAACAAAGTTATTGATTCTAATAATATTGTTAGTGAAAGATATGTCAGTCAAGAAAATTTGGTGATGTATGCTAATCTTGAATGTAGTGTGTTACCAAGAACTAAATTAGCTGTTGGGGTTTCAAATGATAGTGCAATAAAAACAATATCAATTGCAAAAATTAACTTTTTAAAACCTGGTGATAAACAATATTTGGATAATTCTTATACTGATGATATTACGGGTAAAGATAGTATTAAATCTGAAATTGTTAATTTACCAAATAAAAGTTCTCCGTCTAAACCTAATGTCAGTGACGATTACTATATTAAACATTCTCCAAATTCAGGTAAACAAACCGGAAGTGTGGATAATGGTTTATTAGGTATTACATCAATTAACATTAGACAAGGGTTAGATTTTTTACCAACGGTTGATATTAAATTGACTGATGTGAAAGGTCGTGCTTTATTTGAAGGTGGAAATAATTCACCTTACGCCGCGTTTTTTAATTTACCATATCCATTATTTCATTTAACAATTAAAGGTTATTATGGTAAAGCGGTTAGATTAGCGTTGATGTTACAAAATTTTACAACAACTTATAATGCTGATACAGGTAATTTTGTGGTGGATTTAAAATTTTACACTTACAAATATACGGTTTTAAGTGAAATTACTATGGGTGCTTTAATGGCAACTCCTCATATGTATCAATCAAGATTTACAATTAGTTCAAAAAGTGGAGGACCTAGTCAAACAACCAAAACTAATAATATTGTTGTTGAAAGAGGTTATCAAAAAATAGTTGAAATGTATAGTGAATATAAGTCTAAAGGATTAATTCCAAATGATTTCCCGGAGATAACCATTATGCAAATGAAAGATAGAATTGAAAATTTTATCACAAATATTTTAGAGTCATTCACTAAACAAAATTTAGACCCTTTAACTGATTTAGACACATATAGTAATAATTTAAGAGATTATCAGAAAGATGTGTTTTATACATTACAAACTTCTTGGTTTAATAAATATATGGATGTTGTTAATTACTATATTTTGAATACCGGGCAAAAAGTTTATACTTTTAAAAAAGGTACAAGTTTAGAAATTAAAAGTAATGCAATTTCTGATTTGAAAGGTATACTTGATAAGTATAATATTTTATTAAACGGTAATAAAACTTGTGGTGAAAAGGGTAGTTATGAGATTAATGGTAAAAAAACGGAATGTAAAATACCAAATCCTGTTAAATATGAAATTTTTCCAAAAGATGTTGATTACAACGATATAAATCTTGAAGAGACATATAAAGCACAAAGAAAAAATAGTCAACCAACACAAGAAGATTTAACTAAATTTAGAGCTGAATTAACAAAAGATAATATATTAAATAATATAACCATAACACTTAAAGGTGGTGGTAAACAAGCGAGCTCACAATTTTTTGTATTTGAAGGTAAAAATAGTTTTATTGATTTAACTGATAAAATGAATAAGGACCTTCAAACAAAACGAGAAACTATTCAAGATGAATTAACCAAAGCTTTGGCGGAATTATTGGAGAGTAAGGATAATGGTATTGGTTTTATCCCAAATATTAGAAATGTTCTTGCTGTTGTATTTGCTAATGGTGAGGCTTTTTTAAGGTTGATGGATGATGTTCATACCAAAGCTTGGGCTCAGAGAGATGAGAAAATTAGAAAAAACGCAATATTTGATAGTACAGTTTCTAATGCAAATCCTGATAATCAAACTTCAGGTAGTAATTCTACCGAACCAATTTACCCTTGGCCTCAAGTAATTAAGGCAACGACTGGTGAGAATGGGCAAGAAAAATATGAAGTAAGATACCCGGGTGATAATGATATTATTGCTCAAACAAAAGGTTATTTATATGATGTATGGCCTGAAATTGAATTTGTTGAAGAGTTTATTAGAGGTTTAACTCAAAAAACACCTCCACCACAACCAGTAACAGATAATTCAAATTCAGTTACCGAACCAAACAGAGTTTCTTTAGGGGCTATTGAGTTTCCGGTTAGTAATGAAGTTTTTGCTAATAAAGTGGATGTTAATTACATTTATGAAATTTATGAAAGAATTTTATTAACATCTCATTATTCAAAATTAAATAGAAGTGAAAACAATACGACTGATTTAGATAAGGTATCAAATATTATCGCTGATGGTGAGAGTATTAATATAAAGAATAGTGTATCAAATTCTGACGCATCTTTAATTAAAATTATTAGAGATTATAATCTTACGGCAAGTAGTTTTGAAGGTGTTTTAAAACATATTTCAAATGAAGGTGCGGGACAAAGTTGGCAGAATTACATTAGAGGTATATTTAACACAGGTTATATTAAAAATGAAGTTGAAAATGCTGATTTTGAATTGTTTAGTCAAACTAAACTTGATAGTAGTGATTCTCAACCATTAGTTTCCCTGAATAAAGAACAAGATATTTCAACATACGTATCTACTTCAACATCGTCTAATAAATATGATTTTTCAGATATATTCCCATTTACAAATAAAAAATGGGTTCAGGGTAATCTGTCAAATGGTATTAGTACAGATGAGAAATTAGCGTTTAATACAACTAAAACCTTGGTGTTTAATAGTAATAAAAAGGTTATTAGTAATTTTACTGATTCTCAATCTCAAGATGTTAAGAAACCTATAACTAATTTTGTTTATAAAAATATAAAAACACCTGTTATTATAAATGAAGATTTTAGAAACTTTTATGCGACTAGAACGTATGAAAATCAATTACCAACAGAGGGTGATATTAAATACCTAAACTATTCAGGTTTGGTGAGTAGTTACCAAACAACATCAATATTAAACACGCCTTATTTTATTAATGCTATTCAAGAGGGTGTTGAAAAAATGATAAATAAAGAACAGTATCCATTTGTTAGTTCTGCATATTTGTTTATTAATAGCTTACCATTATCAACATTAAGAGAAAAATTTAAATCTTATACCGGTTCAGACGCACAATATTCTGATGAAAGTTTAGATTATATATTTGCGTCATTAAATAAATTTGGTGCATTACATAAAATGCCTTATGCTTGGGTATTAAAAATAGGTTCTATTTGGAATCGTTATAAAACTTATATTGAAACCGGTAATGATATATTATCCAATTGTTGGAAGGATTTTGATTATGTTGAAAACTTTGACCCTGTAACTAATGATAAAACCAAAACATATAACTTAATTCTTCCTGGTCAAACTGGTACAACATCAATAGTGTTAGAACAATTTACTACTACTGTGACAAGTAATGGAACTACTTCTGCAACAACAATTAATACCGGATTTTATCCTAAATTGATAAATGATTTTAGTATTTTTTATCAAGGTTTTACAATTTTTACGGGATATACTAATACAGATATTCAAAATGGGTTTAATGAAGGTTTGGTGTTAAACTACGTTCCTGAAGCAGTTATTAATAATGTAAGAGGATTAATTATTAAAAAAGTAATACCTTGGTCTGTTTCGGTAACTGCTGATTATGGACAATATCAGTTTATAATGCCATCGAATGGAAGTGTTGTGAGTCAAATAAAATCAGAATGTCTAAATATTTTTTCAGATGCTACTTTTGCATTAACAGGTTTTAATATTGTACCTAATCCTTGTGACTTTTCAGGAAATAGTGCGATGTATAACGGTTCGGTTAGATTATTTTGGACGGCACCAAATTATGGGTATTTTGATAATTCTAAAGTGGTAAAACCTTTTCCAACAAAATATTTAAAAGAAGTTTGGTCGGGACAATCCATTCAAGAAAATTTCTCAATCAATGGGGAAAATAGTCAATATACTGATATTAGTGAAATGTTTTCAGTGTTTGATAAAGATACGTTAGATAAGTTTGAAAAAGAATTTTTAAATTTTAGTATATCAACGTATGATTATGTTGATGAAGATAATGGTGATAAAATTAATTCTCAAAAAACATTCAAAAATTTCCAAGAATTGATGAGAAGTTTAATGAAAATTACAAACAATAGTGTTAATAATATGTTATCGGTTGAAGATACTCAATCAAAACAATTAACAAATATTTCAAATACAATTAGTCAATTTTTAAATTATGATATATACTTTAAAAAGGGAAATCCGTCTAATTTTGATAGAAAATTGTTTTATACGTTTTCATCTAATCGTATAATTGTTAGTCCATATACTTGGGATTATTATAATTACGTTACACCAAATTCTTTACCTAGTACCGACCCTAATTCACCTTCTTTATTTATATCTAAATTTTTAAAACCAGATGAGTGGATAGCGTTAGAAACGTATGTTGGGTTTTCCAATATACCGGAATTAGTTTATACTGATAATGGGTCTTACATTACAGATTTCTTTATTGATTGTAATGTTGCGTTTGACGTTGAAAACATTGAAAACTTACATCCTATTATTAAAATTTATGCAACCCAAAAATTAAAAGATAACACTTTAAATTATGATAAGTTTGTTAAATTGATGAATGAGTATTTAAATACGTTGGATAGTTTTAATGATAAAATTTTGAATAGTGCAATGATTAAAATTAGAGCACTATTACCTACTGTTAGTGAGACACCTAAACCACCAAAAGAATCTGTTTTAGAAAGTACTCAAAGTAAATTAGAGTTATGGGAATCATTTAAGGCGACAAATGATAAATGGATTGCCGGTAATGATTTTAAAACTAAAACTTTATTTGAAGATGTTTTATTATTGGATAGGGCGAGTAGAAATATTGGTGAAAAAGTGTTAGTTGATGTTATAAAACTTAAAAATACTTTAACAAATATTAATGTTGCTGCAAGTATGTTAACATATGTTAATGATATTTTGGTAACAAATAATTTTGTTGTAATGAATATACCTTCATATGTTAATTTTTATAATGTACAAGACGCGGTTAAAAATCCAAAACCAAAACCTGATGGTACTTTAGAATTCGCTAACATAATGTTCGGTACCTTTATGAATGTTGATTATAGAAATTCATCCGCAAAGATGGTTTGTTTTTATGCGGGCAAACCAAGTCAACACGTAGCAATCAATAATGTGGATTATAGATTTAAAGATGACGCTTTTGATTTAAGACGAGCGAGTGATAACCCATTAAATGAAAACCAAATTGGTAAAAATGATTGGGATAAATCAAATAAAGTTGTTGGGTTTAATGTTGAATTTGGTACCCAAAATCAATCAATATTCAAAGGATTTAATGTCTCACAAAACCCGGGATTACCAACAGCGGAATCATTACAGGTTATTAATCAAATGGCTAATCAATCAGGAAATAGAGGTGGTTCAACTCAAAATATGTCGTTGTATAATTTATACAAAAATAGAAGTTATGCTTGTCAGGTAAATATGATGGGTAATGCTATGATACAACCAACTATGTATTTTAATTTAAGACACGTCCCAATGTTTAGTGGTCCATATATGATACAAAAGGTTAATCACAGTATAACACCCGGTAATTTTGAAACCACTTTTGAAGGTATCAGACAACCAACAGCATCATTACCATTAGTGGAAAATTATATACAATCGTTAAAAACATCGTTATTACAATCTATAATTGAAACAAATAATCAAAGAAGGGCTGAAGACGCTAAGGCAAATTTAACGGCTTCTACTAAGACTAATGTAATAGGTCAATCCGAACAAAAAGCCGCTGATAATACACAAAAAGAGGGTACTAAACCTAAAAATACTCAAGAGTGTCCACCGGTTGAAACAACCAATGATAAATATGGTAAATTTACACCTGAAACACCAACACCAACTACGGCAACATATAATAAAGTTATTGAATTAATATCATCAAAAACTAAAGGTAAACCTTTAAATCTTGCTTATAGTGTATTTGTTAAAATGTTTTTGAATAGTAATGATGGGACGGTGTTAAAAACACAATCAAATAATTATAGTGGAACTGATTTAATGAGTGATTGGGGTGCGTCGGTTGATGAATATTTCACTAAAAAATATTATTGTGGAGGACTTTTAAATACTAAACCGTATGTTATGTTTGATAGTTTAGATAAAAATATTGATTTTTTAATTAGTCGATTTTTAATCACATCACTAACTATTCAAAATTTAAATAAAGAAGAAGTTACTAAATTTATAATTTTATATTCTGACGCTACAAAATCAGATGAAAATGTTTATACAAGTATGAATCCTACTGACCTCAGTAATATAGAAACCAAAGTTGATGAAGCAATAAAATTGTATAATTCGACTACCGGTAATTTTACAAAAACATCACCACCAGTCAAACCAACAAACAGTAATAATGATTCCGGTCTTTTTGAAGAATCAAAAGTTTTTGGTACTTATTTTTTACAAAATCTCAAAACAAATACAAATGGTTCTATAAGTGGTGACTTTTTAGTAATTAATCAAGGTGAAACATTATCTCAAAGTTATCCGGCAAAACTCTATGTTAGAAGTGTGATGAGTAATATTGAATTAGCAACTTTTACAGTTGGGACAAACAATAGAGGGACATTCACAACTCAACCGGACACTGTTAATTCATTAAAAGCAATTCAGAATAGACAAACATTCGAAATTGTTTTTATAATTAAGGTGGATGCTTTTCCAAATATCACTTACGATGAATCGCTAGTTCTTTTACCTATAGGTTGTCCTGACTTAGGATTCAAAACTAACGATTTAATTGAACCGGATTTTTGGAAAGAAATTGAGCAAAATATTTGTTGTGAGTGTTATAGTAAACCATATACAGGAACACAAGTTACTTGGAAAGACCAAAACTGTTCAAAAAATGGAACAACACCTTGTGATTAACATTTACAAATAATGAGATATTTATATATAAAAAAGATTATGGATACAAAAACAATATTAGAAAATTACTTAGGTAAAAAAACCCGTACAACTGAAAAAGATATGGGTAATGGTTCGAAACAAGTTTGTGACTTGGATTCGGGAGATTGTTATACAATTAGAATGAAAGATGGTCTAATTGAAAGGGTTGATAATACAATGAACCAAAATAGAAAAATACAAGTTGAAACGACAACTGGTGTAAAACAATTATTAAACGGATAATATGAAAAAAATAGATAATAGAATTTTAGAAGAAATTGCTCGTTATAATTCAATCAATAATTATATTGTTGAACAAGATGCGACATTACCACCACCTCCGGGAGAAGACCCAAACGCTTTACCACCTGCGGGAGGAGCTCCGGCACCTGTTGACCCAAATGTTGCCCCACCGGCACCTGCGGCACCTACAGGACCTCAACCGGTTGATTTAGAAAACGACCCCGATGTGGAAAAAGTTGGTGAAGGAGATTCTGAAGGTAAAACTGAAGAAATGGATATAACTGACTTAGTAAAATCTCAGAAAAAAGTTGAGGAAAAACAAGAAGAGTATTTTGATAACTTATTTCAACACTTAGATAATTTAGAAACTAAATTAGGTGAAATGGACGGTATTATGTCTAAATTAAATGATTTAGAGATGAAGATTGAAAAATATAGAGAAAAAACTCCCCAAGAAAAATTAGAACTTAGAAGTTTAGATTCGGGACCATTCAACCAAAAATTAAGTCAATTCTTTGATGATAAAGAAGAAGATATGGAAAAATCAGGAAAAAATGAATATATTTTAACTCAAGATGAAGTTGAGGATTATTCACCAATTGAAATTAAAAAAACATTTAGAAATTTTGGTGATGAAGGAAAACCAACATCATTCCAACAATTAAGATAAATAAGACGGACTAAAAAAGTCCGTTTTATTTTCACAAACAATTTGACAAACCCACGGCTGACACTTATACTTTTATAAACCTTTAAATATTTTAAACACTATGGCGACAAATTCATTAGACGCAGTTTTAGCTCAATACGAGAAAGCTAAACAAGGTAGTACTTCTTCTACCTCAAAATTTACACAAGAAGAAAGAATGAAAAAATACTTCGCGGCAATCC